ACACCAAGACCAACGCCAGTGTGAGCCTCACCCACCCAAGAGTTCCAGTCCATATCCAGACCATTCTTCACGGACATAGAGTATAACTGCTCGGCAGTCTGGGAAGAGAGCAGACCAGAGAAGTTGTCAAAGTTGATAGTGAGAGGAGCAGTCACATTATCGGCGGAAGTAGCAACTGGGAAATAGTAATCGCCTTGTGTGGGGACAAGAGAGGCGGGATTGGGCTTTACATAGATGATGAAAAGGTCGGGGATTTGAGGGAGCGTGATTGTCTGGGACTGGATTTGGACGACCGCACCGCTGGGAATAGCCCCACCTTGATACGCCGTAATGTAGCGTGGGAACTCCATATAGGGCACGACTGACTTGGGAGGCAGAGGGACATCAAGAGAAGGTGTTAGGAACTGGACATTCACACGGGAGTTGCTGAACGCACCAGACGAAGAGTTGGCGTTATACACTGGGGCAGTGAGAGCACAACCGAACTTTGTCGTAGAGCGAACAGTGCGGGAAGGGGCTTGTAAGTTCATAATGAGTTGAATGTTGTTAATGCCGAAAAGACCCGTGTCCCACTCGTGGCAGTCGGAGAAGACGAAAGGGGAAAGCACGAGTTTCTCGGTAGAACCCCAGCGAAACCAGAGAGGGTAAGACACACCAGCAACATTACCAAGCGAAGTCCAAGCGGGAGCAACGGGAGCAACACCTACAACGGGAGCAACGGCAGACCAAATCGCACCACCACTTACCGCAAGAGCACCGACGGGATAGGCTTGGGCGATGAGCCAATCTGCGGGGACGCAAGGTTGTCCGTTCTGGGATACATAGTTCGCAGCGGGAAGACCCGTAGAGGCTGGGTATGCTGGTGTCCAGCCCGTAGCGAGGGTTGCTGGGTATGTTCCAGCGGGAAGAGGGTTGCCTTGCGGGTCAGTGTAGATTACATTTAGGAAAGCACCATTGGGGGTCTCGGCGAAGTCGCTCTGGCTCTCATAACCAGCAAGGGTGTTATTCACCGCACCCGCACAATCGTTATAGGACTGATACTTATCAAGCATAGTCGGGCAAGTGCGTTGGAGGCGGTTCTTCTTGTAATCAGTTAGACGCAGAACCTCTTTGAGAACATCTTGGGTGTTAATCACACTCGTAGTGTCGTTGATTGTTGCCGTAAGCGTGGAGCAGAGGGAGTTTAGGGGAAAGGCTTGGAGGGCACAATCACGACCCCACTGACCGATAGGGGCAAGTTGAACGGGCTGGATTTGGAGCACCGCCGTCATCGCCATATACACGACGGACGACCATTCCAGACCCCTATCCACATACACATTCTCGGAAGGAACATAGATGTTATAGGTGTGCTGGGACTGGGTCGCAGCAATCGCATTAAACGGGGCGTTCGTGAGGGAGAGAGCACCCTTCTCTACCGCATACTTGGGGCGAGACTGGACGATACGACTATCGAAAACGGCGAGTTTCTCAATGTCGGCACTCATCTGGTATTATACCTTATACCAATATTTTTTTGGTGGCGAAGATATTCTCAAACTTGCCGTTGTGGCGGAAAGGTTGGGGATATGGGATTGTTCGGGGTTCTGCTCTGAAAGTTAATACTTGGCGGGGGGCAGAGGACCAGCGTCCTTGTGCTTAAACATAACCTTAATGGAAACGCTGGAAAGATTAAACATATTAATCGGGTAGAGTTGATTATCCAAGCGGTTCTTCCAGAAGACTTGAATGTCTATGTTGCGAACATCTTGCTTTGAGGACGAGAAGTCGGATAGACGATACTCGGCGGACGGGGCATAGTAGATAAAACGGCGATAAGCGTCTGCGTTGCCCGAAGAAGTATCCAGTGAAATATCCGTGATGATAGGCTGGAAAGCAGACTGGACTGTCGCTTGACTGAAACCCAAGTTTCCAGCACCAAGCACAACGGGAGCACCCGTAGCCTCTGTGCGGATAGGGAGCAATGTGCTTGTGAAAACAATAGACGATACGGGAGACCAGAGACTATCCGTAGATGAGTAGTCTTGCTGGGCGATGTAATAGACACGATTTATCATATTCGGGGTAATCGCCGTTCCCGTAAGACTGACTGGATTGTAGCCCAGAGGAGCAACACCCGTGTAAGGGGCAAGGCGGAAGTCGGAGACATTCTGGAACGCCTTGTTTGTCGCAAGGATTTCATTCACATAGCCGTCGGGAACAACGATATTGCCGAAGAGAGAGCCCGTAGGCAAGTTGTAATAGGTATTGTTATAGTTGGCGAAGAGACCGAACATATTGGCGTTGAAGAAGAGACGGCAGACTGGGTGTTCTGGAAGACCAACAACAACGGGAGGACCAGCAACATACGCCGTAGGAACGAATGCCGTAAGACGCTCACCAAACCCAGCACTATCCAGATAAATATCAAACTTGGAACTTTCCGCTACAAACTTCATCACGGGAGGATAGACGGCATTCACAAAAGCACCGAAGGTCGCATAGGGGAACGAACCCGCTGGACCACCCGCAAGAATGTAAGCATTATAGTAAGCATTATAAGTATCTTGATAAGCACAAGTGGAAGTCGCAAGAGGAGCAGAGCCGAACTGGGTTGGGTCTAACATCGTGTTATTCCACAAATCTACGAAATGCTGGTATGTATAGACCCAGTAATAACGGCTCGTAAGGTCTTGGCTATTACCCAAGTCATTCCCAACCAGAGACCAGAGATTAGAGCCGACGGGGTTCGTGCCGACTGGTGGAGCAAGAGCCCAGTTAGGACCAACTGCGGGAGTAATGCCCGTTGTGATTGCGGTTGCTATGTAGAGAACATTGTTGAACTGGACTACTGCTCCAACTTGATAGGTCTGATTGACGAGCCATTGTTGCTGGGGAATGACTTGATAGAAAGGACCATCAAAAGACCCATACTGATTAGCACCCGTCATAGATACAATCTGCCCCAGTAGATACTGAACGCCACCGCTCCACTGCCCTTGAAAGTTGTCGGCAGAAATGTTGCGTGGCGGAGGAGCGTTGATAGGGTTCTGGGTCTCGGGAACATACTGGATAAAGCGTTGCTGGGGCACGGCTACAACTGGAATGTCCCCAGCACCCAAGTTAATAGGTTGAGAGAACGAAACCGCCATAGAATATGTCGTAAGATTTACATTTGTCTGTCCCGTGCCTTCTGCGATGTTAGGAATGAAAAGGGGTAAATCTCTGTTTGCTCCGTCCATCGTGAAGCGAATAATAGAGAAATAGTAATCCGCAGCATTACGGATAATAGCAGTATCACGGGTCTCGTTGAACCTAATCTGCGGGTCTCTAATCGCTTGACCTTGAAAGGTATTCTGCGTGGTGTTGTTGATGATGTCCGCATTGTAATAGACATAATCGGGGGCATCTTGGTTGTCTCCGTTCGTCTGAATGCTTGACGAGAACATCTCTTCTATATACTCTACACATATTTTTTACTTTCGCAGTTTATCAAAGGTTATACCAGACACAAAGTCGTCGGGAGACAAGCCACTACTATCTATGATGCGTTTATATTTTTCCAGTGAGTAGGGGGCATACAAACATCTTACGACACAATGCCGTCCGCAAGTATTAATGTCCTTACTATCCTTCTGAAAAGCGTGTGTGTTGTAGAAAACGGGCTTTCCGCTCTTCCGTAGTAGTTCCACCAGTCGTGGTTGGCGTTGCCCCAGTTGGTCTAATAGTGCGGGGTTCGCACCTTCCTTCTGCTCCTCTGGTGCGTCCCCGTATGGGTCAAAAAACTCTATGCCCTTCTTCTTGTTTAGTAAGCAACACCAGTGTCCCGCCGTCGGACTTGATGTTAGGAAGAGCAATATACATCTGCCCTTTCTATCAAAAATCTGCGATATATCCTTGACCTTATTCAAATCTGGATAAGTAATGATACTAATATCATCACCCAATATCTTCCGTATATCACCATCGGAGAGCGGGTAATCTTTGACTTCACCTAATCCAACGGGCATATTATCTATACTATATACAGATAAAGAATGTATGGCTCACCATTAGGAAAGGATTGGCGTGTAAAAAAAGTTAAAAGTGAAGAGCCTCTCCAAAAGTTCAAAAAGGATAAACCAGTGCTTTCTACAAAGACGGGAAAAGAACTCGTGGAGAAATCGTGTAGTCCCCAAGAGTTATTATGGTTGGATAGTTGGTTGGATAATCTTGTGCGGTCTCGTTCATTACCGCCACAATGTAAGGGCAAAGACGCTTTTAACGCACTTACGCAGTTTCTTGCCCCTTCTGATGTTCTGTCGGTTCTGGAACTCTTACGGAAAGACTTTCTGGCTTCTCACCCACAAGCGGAGGAACAGACTGACGATTTCCAGTTTCTTCTGGCGGAGTTGGGGGCATATCCCGCACATCAAAACCTACCTCCCCCCGACGACCGCAACAATCGGAGACTAACCGATGACCTCTGATTGCTTGAAACACTTTATAGGCGATAAACAATACCGCCATAGTCGTTGTGCTGACCCCAGCGGAAGCCAAGAGTGAAGCGTCCATTCTATACTTTGTTGAGAGATTTTAGTCGTTCCAGTTCCTTTCGTTGTGTATCCAGATAAGGCTTCGCAACAAAACGATAGTGTATCGCACACACGCTCAACGCTCCCAGCATAGTAAGGACATAATCACGCATTCTACTCTAATAGGTTAGGCATTCCTTAAACTAACATAATATAGGTAATATACCCAAATCGTAAAGTCCCCATAGACCCCCAAAAACGACCGCCATAGGACACTTTACGCAATGGCTATATTACCCTTATTACCCTATCAAGGTTTAAAGATTATCTAACCTATCTTACCTAATGGAGTGCGTCAAGTGTAAGAAGAAGATAGACCCGCATTTCGGTTGTGATGTTTGTGAGTGTGCGGTATGTAGCCGTTGTGAGAAGTGCGATGTTCGCCTTTGTCGCAACTGCGATAATCAGTCGTCGTATTTGAACTGGTTTGAAAAGGACGGCATAGAAAAGCCAGATGTCTATTGGTGTGAGAAGTGCGTTAAAAAACATAAGAAGAAATCTACGGGTTCAGAACAAGCCAGTTGATTTCGTCGCCAATATCCACCGCACTATTGAAATCCACCTTGATATTCCCAGCGGTAGGAGTAATATTTATTATGTATTGTGAGCCACCACCACCCCCAGCGTGGATATAGGTTAGTTGAATAATGCTTCCCGTATCGCATACCGCAGAGGCAATATTCACAGAAGTAAGACCACCAGTGGCTTCTACATATTTTCCAAACGCACGAGTATTCAGTCCCACTTGAATATTTGGGGAAATCGTCTGGACTTCAATCGTGGAGTTCAAAAGAGTATCAACAACGGGAGCACCCGTCAGTCCATTCACACTTGAAACGGGAGCAGCGGGAAACGCAATCGCCAGAGCAATATCATTCCCCGCAGTTGTATAAGTTCCAGACGAACACGACAATGTAAGAGCACCCGTAAGCGTTTCAAGAGAACTCACACCAGCACCAGCGGGAGCGGGAAGAACTTGCCAGTCTGGGGCAAGACCAGTCGGGGCTACATTAATGTTCGGTTGGAGTGCTTGGTAGGTAGTAGCACCGAGCATTGCTATGTCTCCCAATCGGTAATACACAAAGTCCGCCCATTGTGAGTAAGACATCTTATCTATAACCTATACACATATTTTATTACTGATTGAGAACCCTTGCGTGGTGTAGGGATACGAGCCACTGCGGGTAATGTTTGTATAAGCAAACCCATCGTCCCATCTTCTTCAAGTCTCGGCAGTCGTCCTTTGAGAGACCGATGTGGGTTTTGAGGAGATAGGAAAGGGCGTGGAAACTGGTCGCCATTGGATATACGACGATATGGGTTGCTTCGTTGAGGAGCAATCTGGTCTTTTTGTAGTTAGTGAGGTAGTGCGATAAGCAAAGCATTGTAGTATTGGTATGGCGACCCATCGTAGCCAAGTCATCTATTAGTTTATGAACTACTTTTTCTGCTGGACCAGTAAAAGTATCGTAGTCGTCAAAAATCACGCAACAATCTTTAAACTCATCTAACTCTGGGAAATCATCAATAAGAGTTTGAATGTTAATGCGTTTGGGTGGGGGCTTCATCGTATCCAGCGTATTATCTTCGCCCAGTTTGGAAATCAGATAGACTTCACGGGAAGGGTGGAGTTTCTTATACATTTCCGCAATCCCTTTGGCGATGTAGGACTTACCAGAGCCAGACGCACCAGCGATATACCATACCTCACGCTTGTTGGGGTCGGGAGAGGGGACTAACTGAAACTGACTATCGTCGGGCAGATTAATAGAAGTGTCTTTGGCTTCATCAGACAATATGCGGTCGTAGAGTTGTTTGCCTAATGAACTCTCCCCAACAAGTTGCTCGGACGCAAGACCCTTCTGTCGGGCTTCGGCAAGTCGGTTCAACATCTTCACCCGTTCGGCTGGTTTTACATCACGCAGTTCCGTAGCGTATTTGGTGGCGTTTATCTCCGCCTTCTTGCCCTTGTATCCCTTCTTGCCCTCATCTCCTTCGTGTAGATAAAGGACTTTCCCGTCGTCTTCACCTCCCTTTACCAACGCAATAGGCTTCGCACCTTTGGACTTATCAAACGAGAGGCTCGGCATTATACCTTATACCGATATTTTTTCAAAAATGCGAAAACACTAAATCAAAATCGTATGATAGGATAATATAGTATTCTCCTTTCATAGGGTTTGGCGATTATGGTATTTACATTCATTCTTACTTATAACTTGGATTATCTTCCAGTATCTTCCCATTCACTTGGAATGAACCAGCAGTGGCGAAATGCGGAAGACTTCTAACTCGTATGCGTTCGCCTTGTATGAGTTTGCTTGTATCCCTATGGACTTTCTGATAGATTGGGAATATCGCCCGTTGATAATGGCTTTCAAAGGGTTCAATCACCTTACCCCTTTCTGGACCACTTGTGAGCGTGTAGCCATTCAGTATCCTATCGGCTTGTTCGTCTTGGTATTGCTTGTGTCCCGTATCAAGTTTGCGTGGAGGTTTGCCTTCTAAAACTGGTGCTTGTTCGAAGATGTCGTCGGCAAGAACCCGCAGACCATACGCCATAGGAGGTAGGCGATTTGTGTAATAGTGTGAGGCACGACGAAGGTGTTGTTGGAGTTCTTCGGCAATACGGAGTTTATCCGTCGTATCCTTTCCACTCTGGACTTGGGCGACATTCATAATGTTCGCCGTTCCACCCCGCAAATCCGTATCGTGCTTGGGGTTTTTCATAAGGTAGGAATAGACCCTCGCAAACGCCCACATCTCCTTACTCAACTTCTTACTCATCGGTGCTTTCACGCCTTTCTTAAAAGTGCCTTTCATACGAACTGATTGTGGATTAGTTTTGTATGCCCCAATCCCACGATTATAGACTTCTTGGAGAGTAGCCAGAGGTTCGCCACTAATCTTCGCCAACTCTGGAAGCGAATACCCTTTGTCTTCCAACTTGTATTTCTTCAAGAAATCTGTGCGTTTTGTTCCGCCTATCAAGTCCTTTGGCGTGTTCTTTGTGAGGGACGCTTGGATAAGGTCTTCAATCGCTTTGAGGTGCGTGAGGAGTTGCGACTTGCTGGTCGTCTTTATCGCAGAGTTAATGTGTCCCAGTAGTGTATGCTCTGCCTTCAAGAAATCGTCCAACTGATAGACATTCGCCATACGGCTTTTGAACTGGTCTAACTCATACCGCAAGTTCTTCATAGGGACATTCTGCTTATCCTCCAAAAGGGTAATC